CAGGGTGGGATGATGCATCCGAATATTATAAACCGATCTTTGAGACTGTTAATGCGGCAATCTTATATACTTCTGATACCATTGACGACGTAACTTATACTCTTCACCGCGCTACTCGGGATGGATGGGAATTTGGACTTCCGTTTCCCGATCGAGGTATTACGAAGCACGGATACCTCTACAACCGCAACTTCTCGGATCCTGAGATAGAAGGAAAGAAAATTTCATGGACTCCTAGATTCTCTAAGAAACTCTTACAAAATCGATTTGAAGCATATAATGGTAATCGTTTATTCTTTCTTGAACCATTAGAAGCATTATCATTAATGTATTATCATGACTTTGCATCATCAATTGCAGAATTTCTTAAAGGTAATCGTGATATTCAATCTTATCAGGAAACAAATAACTATTATCTTAGGAATTTGACATCATATAGTAAATCATTATCTTGGTATTACTCTTATGGATCAATCTATGATACTCCTTTCTGGAAATTAACTCAAGCACGTGCTTCTGTTTATTTTAATTCACAATGTTTCTCAAATCGTATGGATTCTTTACTTGAGACATATTATGCAGCAAAGAATTTAAATGAAGAAGATGAAATGCTTAAGATCGGATGTTTTGGATATCATGACTTCAAGGATGTTCATTGCGGAATGCTTCAGAGACCCATCCAGAAGGTCCTAGAAGATGTCTTTGATTACCCATTAGACCCTTTACATACTCAAGAAGATACTGTATAATATAGAGGTCTAATCAACGGAGTCAAATGGCAGTACGTTCAAAAATTGGTCTTTCAGGTGCGAATTTTATCTCAGGTAAACCAAAGAAAACTCGTCAGGGTTCTTCGGTGAACACCAAACTTTCAGCATCTTCTCGTAATAGTAAGCAAAAACGTTATCGTGGTCAAGGACGAGGTTAAATAGAGCAGTCTTAACTGTTCTTAATGGCAGCACTTATATGTAATCTTCCATCAACGGAAGTGTGGGTTAGAAAAGAATATCTCACAGATCATCAATTTGGTCATGGTGAATTTGTTAAGGGCGTTTGGGTATCGGCAAAGTCGATTCCTGGACGTTCTTTTTATTTTGAGACATATTTACCTGATATAGATGCTAAATAGGTTGATAATACCTAGTTTGCGTGTACTGATGCCGTTAGAAAGGGTAAGTAGAGGATTTAGAGATCTAAGTTCAACATTTAGTAAAAATCCTCTGACAAACGATCTAATTTCGTTAAAGAATGAAGTTGCTATTGCAAGATCTATTCGCAATTTAGTAATGACATTTACTGGTGAAAGATTCTTTCAACCAGAAATTGGGTCTAGAGTCTCTAGGTTACTTTTTGATAACATGTCACCAATTCTTGCTGATCAAATTAAAGACGAAATTTCGACCACAATCAGGTTGAATGAACCAAGAGTTGAACTTAACGATATTAAATGTATACCAAATTATGATGGTAATGAATATGAAGTAACTGTTAGGTATACAATTATTGGTCTTGATATTTCTCCACAAGAACTTAATTTCGTACTACAACCAACAAGATAAATGGCAATTACAAATTTTACAAATCTAGACTTTGAGCAGATTAAGGATACACTCAAATCATATTTACGTTCTAAAAGTACGTTTACTGATTATGATTTTGAAGGATCAACACTATCTGTTATTATTGATTTACTTGCCTATAACACATATATTGCAGCATATAATGCAAATATGCTCAGTAATGAGGTCTTCATTGATAGTGCAACTTTAAGAGAAAATGTAGTCTCTTTGGCACGAAATGTTGGTTATTTACCAAGACCAAGAACTTCTGCACAGGCAAGAATTAGTTTTTTCATTGATTCTAGTGATTTCCCAACAAAACCTCGTTCAATCACATTAAAAAAAGGGAACGTTGCGATTAATTCCAATAATCGTACTACTGAGGGACGTACCTTTTGTATACCAGATGATATTACATCAGCAATTTTTCAGAATAGGGCAACTTTTGATGATGTAACAATCTATGAAGGAAATCTTCTTAACGAAGATTTTACAGTAGATTCTTCAATACCAAATCAAAGATTTATTTTATCAAATATCGGTATTGATTATAGTACAATCAGAGTCAGTGTAAGAGACAACTTTACTTCAAATGAAAGTATTGTCTATAAGATGGCAACATCAATAACTGAAATTGATGGAACATCAAAAGTATTTTTTATACAAGAAATTGAAGATGAAAAATACGAATTAATTTTCGGAGATGGTGTATTTGGTAATGAATTGGTAAATAATAATTTTATTAATGTTTCATATATCATATCCAATGGTGAATCAGGTAATGGGGCATCCACATTCAAGATAAATGGAAACTTCTATGATAATAATGGTAGCTTAATTTCTAGAAATATTTCTGATGCGGTTTTAATACAATCTGCTAAAGGTGGTTCCAGTATTGAGTCTGCACAATCTATTAAAAATTATGCGACTAGGTTCTATTCATCTCAAGGAAGAGCAGTAACTGCAAGAGATTATGAAACTATTGTAAGGAGTGTTTATCCTGAGACTGATTCTATCAATGCTTTTGGTGGAGAAGAACTTAATCCACCCAGATTTGGAAAAGTTTACATTACGATTAAACCAAAAACTGGACTATTTCTATCAAACACTTTGAAAGATAGTATCAAGAAGGAACTTAGACAATATTCTGTTGCAGGTATTGTTCCTGAAATTTTAGATACAAAATTCATATATGTTGAAGCAGACGTTTCTGCATATTATAATCCATCATTAGCAAAGGATTCAAATTCAGTATCTCAAAATATAATTAATTCATTAACATCATTTGCTAATAGTGAAGAAATGAATATGTACGGTTCTAGATTTAGATATACTAAATTTACTACCTTAATTGATAGTTCCGATAAAGCAATTACTTCAAATATTACAGAAGTAAGGATTCGTAGGGATATGAGATCAATTGTAAATAGATTGGCAGAATATGAGGTTTGTTTTGGAAATTCATTTAAAATCTTAAGATCAGAGGGATATAATATTAAGTCAAGTGGTTTTAAGGTAAGTGGTATTAGTAAAACTGTTTATCTTTCCGATATTCCAAGACCTGGTGGAATGGGTGAGTTGGTTCTAATTACTATTCCAGAATCAATTAATACAGAATATGGAACTCAAGATCAAGTAAGATCTTCTGCAGAGATTGTAAGAAGAAAAATTGGAACCGTAGATTATGATAAAGGTGAAATTAATATTAGTGCGATAAATATAACATCTACTGAAATTGAAAACAATCAAGCAGTACAGATATCTGCAGTTCCAAGATCAAATGATATCATTGGACTTCAAGATCTCTTCCTACAATTTGATACTGGCGAATCTAACATAAATGTTATCGAAGATAATATTTTATCTGGTGCTGATCCCACTGGAAGTAGATTTATTACTACACCATCAAATTACGATAACAACGTCATCCGACCAAGATTCTAATTAAACATAAAATGGATATAAGAAGAATTCGTCTATCTCAGGTTCTGGAAAGTCAGATTCCAGATTTTATAAATGATGAATTTCCGATATTTAAGGATTTTCTAAGGCAATATCAAGAGTCTAATGAAATTCCAGGAGCAGCATATGACTTAATGTCTAATATCGACAAATATGTCGATTTAGATAGTATTTTACTGTCCCCCAAAGCAACAAGATTGAGAATTAATGATCCAAATAATCTAGGAATTGATGTATTAGATTATGAAGATACTACAATTACTGTAGATAGTACAGAAGGATTTCCATATGCATATGGATTGTTAAGAATTGGTGCGGAGTTTAATGGTGAAGAATATGAAGGTGGTGAAATTGTAACATATACATCAAAAACAAATACTCAATTTAGAGGTGTTATACGCGGATTTGGTGGTGTAACCGAACTTGGTGACGAAATTATATTTGAGTCTACGAATAAAATTGAACATTATGATGGTGAATTAGTTGAGAATTTAAGTTCATTACTATTCAATGAGTTTTTTAGTAAATTAAAAACTCTTATTGCTCCAGGATTTGAAGATAGAATCTTAAATTCTGATGTAAATGAGAGACTATTTTATAAACAAGTTGGTGATTTCTATAGGTCTAAAGGAACTAGTCAATCATTTAAAATATTATTCAAAGCATTATATAATAAACCAGTTGATGTTATATCACCATCAGGATATGTTTTTGAACCCAGTGCTTCATCCAATAGAAAAACTAGAGATTTAGTCTTATATTCTACAGATCAAACGGTAGATTATAGTGATGTTCTTTTACATAGAACTCTAAAGCAACCAGAATTTGATGCTATTGATGAACCAGATAATATTACTGCATATGGAACTATTACTAATATTGAAAGAATTGAAAGAAATGGAGTTAGATATTACATTGTAAGTCTTGATAGTGATTATGATAAGGATATTAGTGTTGATGGTACTGTTTTTGGAAAATTTGTAACTACATCAACAACTAAGGTTGTAGAAGACTATCTCGAAGACAATGGTGAATGGCCAGAATTCATAAATGTAGACTCTACAATATCATTTGAAGAGTCTGGGTCTGTTGATGTATATAATGTTGTTAATAATGAATTTGTAGTAAAAACATTATTCTATGATGATATCACTATAAACGAATTTTATGGTGTATATGATTCTGATTTTGATATTAAAAGAGGAACTTTATTATCTTCTAGAAGATATGCATATGTTGAGTTATCAGATGATAATACTCTTTATTTTAGAGTTACTCAAGTATTGAGTGGTATTGAACCTGATGAAAGTTCATATTTTAGTGAAGGAGATCCTATTAAATTTAATACTTTAGGATTAAGAGAAGATTCTGCAAAATATAATGATTGGATTTATAATTCAACACCTTCTTATAATATTTCATCCATAGAATTACTAAGTAGTATTAATAAAACATATCGTATTAAATTAGAATTCAATTTTGATTTAGTTATTCTTGATAAATTTTTCTTAATTGATAATAGTAATAATTCATATAATATTTCTATCTCTTCTAGAAATAATATTGATGAATACATCATTACATCAGATTCTCTTGTTGACTTAACAGCACCAAAAACTTTCACTATCGAAAGAAAGTTAAATAAATCAAAATTTAGATTCTTTCCAGAAGCAAATGATTATGTAACTGATGTTCAAAATGTCTATAGACCAGATTCATTTGAAGATGACATGTTCATTGCTTCATCTTCATTACCAAATTATGGTAATATTGAGTTGTCTACAAATGATAGAAGAATAACTTTTACAGTAAATATTGCAAATGATTTAACTAACAATAAAGAAATAAAAGTTGGTCAAGATGCAACATCAACAATATCTGAGAGGAACCATTCATTCTATACTGGTGATTCAATCATTTATTCTGAAGATGATGATGATAATAAATTAAAAACATTTGATGGTGAAGGTAACATTATAGACTTACCTAATGGTAGGTATTATGTCACCGTCGTTAATAGTAAAATTATTAAACTATCAACTAGTTTAAACCGAGTTTATACGCAAGAGTACTTATCAATAGTAGGAAATGTTACTGACACTACTTTCTACTATTCAGATTTCTTCGATATTGAAAAAGTTCTCAATATTAGAGATCCATTTATCTTAAAATCAAAGAGATTGGTAAAAAGAATTTTACCACCAATCAATGAATCCGAATCTGTAGAAACTGTTCCTGGAAAAATTGGCATTTTTAAGAATGGAGTTGAACTATTAAACTATAAATCAAAAAATAACATTTTTTATGGTGGTATAGAAAAAATTGAGATTCTCTCTGGTGGTGAAGATTATGATATTATTAATCCACCAAGTTTAGAAATTTTTGATGGTGAGAATGCAGACGGACTTAATATTGGAGGTATTGGTGCTACAGGTAACTTTATAGTACAAGGTTCTGTAAAAGAACTAAAAATTCTTAGTGGTGGATATAATTATGTTAACGATCCAACAGTAAAAGTATCTGGTGGAAACGGAACTGCATGTGATGTATCTCCAGTGATGGAATCATATACACATGGTGTTACCATTGATTCGTCAAGTGGATTTAGTGTAGGTATTTCAACTGATACAATTATTACACTTGAAGATCATTTATTTGTACCTGGTGAAAAGGTAATTTATAACTGCGAACTTAACAATCAAGAAATTGGTGGTCTAAAAAATAAATCGATTTATTATGTGGGTATTGTTGATAACACAGCATTCACATTACATAATTCAGAATCCGATGCTAAAAACAACGTCAAATCTATTGACCTGACTGGTTTTGGTGAAGGTTTTCACAAATTTGATTCTGTAAAGAAAAAGAAAAGAATTGGATCTTTAAATGTAATCTATTCAACAGATGACTTTACATATAGAAAAGTATCATATGACCCATCTTTAGTTTCTACACCTATTGATTTTTATACAAATAATATCAATATACCAAATCATGGGTTTAATAGTGGTGAATTAGTTATATACGAATCAACTACGACACCCATTTCTGGTTTATCGAGTGGTACAACTTATTATGTTTCCAAAGTAGATGATAATAACTTTAAACTATCATCTATTGGTATTGGAACTCTATCAAAAGATTATTATTATAACCAAGGAACTTACGCCGATTTATCAGCACCTGGTGTTGGTAGGCAATACTTTAGATATCCAAATATTGAAATAGATATCACACCATCAGGTAATGACCTTGCATCCATTCAACCACAAGTTCTTCCTATTGTTAGGGGAGAAATTAAAGATGTATTCTTAGAAGGTCATGGTGTTGGATATGGATGCACAAATATCTTTAATTACGAAAGACAACCAAATATAACTGCGGAACCAGGAAAATTGGCGTCTGTAAGACCATTTATTATTGATGGTGAAATCAAATCGATTATTATTCAAAATTCTGGACAAAAATATGTTTCCACACCAACTATTCAAATTTTCACTGATGGTGATGGATTTGGTGCTGATCTAATTCCAATTATTAGTGACGATGGAAGACTTGAAGATGTTATCGTAAAAAATGGTGGAGCAGATTATAATGAAAGTGTGGAAATTGAAGTTGTTTCTGCAGGTAGAGGAGCTAGTTTTAAAGCAAAAATTGTTGTATGGAATGTTAACGAAGTAGAAAGATCTCTGAATAGTAATCAAATATATGATGACGATGGATTCCTATATCAGGATTCTACAATTTCCACTAAATCTGCTGATAGGTATGGATTCTTACAATATGGTCATTATTATGCTCCAAGAAAATTAAGACAAAATGTTTATAATAAACGAGTTATAAACGGTAGAACAACTTTTAATCCTGATTTAATTCTGGATAATTTGAATAGAGAAAAGGATTCTACATTACATTCACCAATTTTGGGATGGGCATATGATGGAAATCCAATTTATGGTCCATATGGATATACAAATCCAAATGGAACTGGTGGTGTTAAAAGAATGCAGAGTGGATATAAAAAGAGAACTCTTGCAAATAGACCATCAGTAACAATATATCCTTTAGGATTTTTCTGTAATGATTATGAATGGTTCAGTAATGGGGATCTAGACACTTTTAATGGAAGATTCTGCGTAACACCTGAA